GACATGTCAGTAAATAAAGAAGAGTTACAACTCTTCATAAAAAGACTTCGAGACCATATTGATCGCGCAAAACCAGGAACACAAATAAGATATTACGCTTGCGCAGAATACGGAGAACTATCTCAAAGAGAACATTATCACGCATGTATATTCGGATGGGATTTCCCTGACAAGGTTCCTTGTCCACATGATCCAACTTTACATACATCAGTATTATTATCCAAAGCATGGCCTTACGGATTTAATACAATCGGAGATGTAACATTTGATTCAGCAGCATATGTAGCAGGGTATGTTACAAAAAAATGGTACGGTTCAAGAGAAACCATTTGCGATAAAACAGGAAAAATACTCTATGACGGACGTTATGAAAGACAATTACCAAACGGAGAAATAATAGAAGTCGAACCAGAATTTGCTCTCATGTCCAGGAGACCAGGAATCGGAAAATCATTCTTCGATAAATATCATCGATCAGATATCTATAAAAATCACTTCGACAAACACGGCGCATTTACAATTACAGATGATGTCTATCTAGACGGAAAAAAATTAAGACCACCAAAATATTATGATCGTCAATTCGAAAAAGTAGATCCAATTCTTTACGAAAAAATGAAAGAGGATCGAATAAACAGATTTGAACACGAAACATATAGTCAACTTAAGAATTCTGAAGAACAAAATCATAACTGGGATTTTGAAAAAATTAGAATGGAATTCGATACAAGACTTGCAGAATTAGAATATGAAGTTAAAGTAAAAGAAACATACGCAAAACAAAGAAGAAAGGCACAACAGATATGATTTTAAAAATGATTGCAATTAGAGACGTAAAAGCAGGTATATATAAACGTATTTCTCATACAAGATCTACACACGATGCAATCCGTGGATGGGAACAAGTAGTACAACAAAAAGATTCAGAATTTGCAGCATTTCCTAATGACTTTGAATTAGTAGAACTAGGCATTACAGACGATGAGTCAGGCAAAACAGTATGCCACGAACGCCCAATACAATTAGGTTTCGCAAAAGATTTCATGAAACCAGATACACAATTACCTCTTCCACTTAAGGGAGTAGTCTAATGTTCGGAGGCCCAGCAGGTTACTTATCAGGTCGCGGACAACGCTCACAGCATTCATTTTCAAATGTTCCAGATGCAAATATTGAGCGTTCAACGTTTGATAGATCACACGGAGCAAAGAGTACATTCTTTGCAGATTACTTAGTTCCTATCTATGTAGATGAAGTACTTCCAGGCGATACGCACAAAGTCAAAGCAACTTTATTCGGTCGTTTAGCAACTCCAGTATTTCCAGTATTGGAAAATTTACGTATTTCAACTTTTTGGTTCTTTGTACCAAATAGATTAGTATGGGATAACTGGGAACGTTTCAACGGAGCTCAAGACAATCCAGGTGATTCAACAAGTTTCGTAGTTCCACAATCTTCTCCAGACGATGGTGGTTTTACTTCTGGTTACACTCCAATGGAACTTCACGACCAAATGGGTATTCCACCAAATATTCCATCAGGTACATCAGGATGGACACATAACGCTCTTCCTTTAAGAGCATACAATTTAATTTGGAATGAATGGTTTAGGGACGAAAACTATCAAGACTCAGTTCCAGTAGACAAAGATAACGGTCCAGATGATTCATCTGAGTACACACTATTAAAACGCGGAAAAAGAAAAGATTATTTCACTTCAGCATTACCATGGCCACAAAAAGGTCCATCAGTACAGCTACCATTAGGTTCAACAGCACCAGTATTAGGTATCGGAAAATTAAACCAAAACTTTCCTACAGGAGCAGGCACTTATTACGAAAGTGACGGAACAACATCTTTATATGCTGATTCAGCTGTTATAGACGGTGGCGCAGCAGATACAACATTCAATATTGAAGAAGATCCAACAAATGCAGGATATCCATTTGTTAGAGTAGATTTATCAGCAGCAACTTCTGCAACAATCAATGAATTAAGACAAGCATTCCAAGTACAAAGACTTTATGAAAGAGATGCTCGGGGTGGTACAAGGTATGTAGAAATATTACGTTCACATTTCAATGTAACTTCACCAGACTTTAGATTACAGCGTCCAGAATTATTAGCAGTAGATCGCGGCCAAATAAATATTAGTCCAGTTCCTCAAACATCAGCTACAGGTCTAACGGGATCCGGAACACCAATAGGTACACTTTCAGCATTCGGTACTGTACATGCAGACAAACATGGATTTACTCATTCATTTGTAGAACACGGATTTGTCATAGGATTAGTGTGTGTATATGCAGATGTAAATTACCAACAAGGTTTAAATAAAATGTGGTCCAGAAACACTAGACTGGATTATTACTGGCCAGCATTTTCTCATCTCGGAGAACAAGTAGTATTCGGACAGGAAATTACTTTATCTGATGTAGCAGCAACAAATACAGTTACTGTAGGATTTCAAGAAAGATACGCAGAATATAGATACAAACCATCAGAAATTAGAGGTCAATTCAGATCTTATCTTCCACAAGATCTCGGAGCATGGCACTTAGCAGAAGAATACGCTTCACCATTCTCAGCAGGTTTCGATGCAGCTTTTATTGAATCAACAACACCAATGGCACGTATTAAAGCAGTTACAACTGCTCCAGATGTTCTAATGGATATGTTCTTTGATGTTAAAAGCACAAGACCAATGCCAGTTTATTCAGTTCCAGGAATGATCGATCACTTCTAGGAGATATAATGCCGTTACCACTTTTAGGAGCTTTAGCACCGGCTATCCTTGGTATTGGAGGTTCCGTAGTTTCCGGAATAATGAGTAATCAAGGTCAAAAAGATTCGTTTGAACAAAACAAACAATTAATGGATCAACAAAACCAGTTCTCAGCTGCACAAGCACAAAAGCAAATGGATTTTCAAAAAGATATGTCTAATACAGCATATCAGCGTTCCATGTCAGACATGCAAGCAGCAGGATTAAATCCCATGTTAGCAGCAACTCAAGGCGGCGCTTCGACACCATCAGGAGCCGCAGGCTCAGCAGCCCCAGCACCAGAAGCTCCAAATTACGGAGCAGAGGTCGGAAAAACATTAGAACGAACAATGAACACAGCAGCATCAATTACACAGTTAGAACGAGCAAATACGGAGAACAAGATAAAAAATGAAGAACTTACTAGAACGAAACTTGAAACGGATAGAGACGTTGCAACGCAAGAGTATCGAATTGGAAAAACAATTGCAGACGCTAACACTTCGTCTGCGCATTCTAGAAAAACAAAGAGCGAAGCTGATATTACAGCTGAAGAATATGTCAGACGTCGTATCGATCGACTTCGCGAACAACGAAAATATGATGTCGAAAAAGAACAACAGTACTTGCCAGCAACAGACGTAATTCTTGACCGTATCGGAACAGCAATGGGTGCGGCCAATTCCGCAAGAAAATTAATGAGGTAAAAAATCTATGGTTAAAAAAACTGAAGACTCCCCCACTAGCCAGCCTGTATTCAAACACGCATATACTCCCACACAGAAAGTCACATCAGGTCCTTATAATCCAGGCCCTGCAGAACAGTCATTAAAAGACGAATGTGATGTAAACAAGATAGTCGAAAAATACATGAGGTCAGGTGTACTACCTTCAAACGTAAGAACGTCACAAGGCTATATGGACGTTTCCGGTATCGGTGACTACGAACAGGCTTTAACAACTGTTCAACGCGCAGAAGACTCGTTTATGGCGTTACCAGCAGCTTTAAGAGCTAGGTTCCATAATGATCCATCGCAATTTCTAAACGCTATGCAAGATCCAACACCAGAATTAAAATCTTTATTAATTAAGCTAGGTCTAGCCGCACCGCAGAAAAAACAGCAAAAAAAATCGGAGGCTACGCCTCCAAAGGATTCAAAAGCTGAGGCTAAAGCCGAAGCAGGGAGAGTTGATACTTGATACAACTCTCCCTACTGACAGGTTTAGGACAAACGCTCCATAAAAAGAAGCACCCATCC